CACCACTTGGATGATTCGTGTCAATATCATCATCAGTATAGTTTAACTTAGGATTTGCATTGAAGACACCTTTAGTACCAACAAAGAACTTGCCATTGTCTGGATTGATGCCGCAAAAGACAGCAGGTGCGCCATCCCATTTTGTTGTCACGTTTACTTTAGATGATGAATTGCCTGCCAACATGTCACGTAACGATTGCAGAAAGTTAATTGCATCACGTGTGCCGGCAACACCACGATTCAACACCTCATCCTCAATGTGTTCGAGGTGAAGATTGGCACCTTCTTTTTTTGATTCGGTTATAAATTCTGAAAATTTCATTTTAATATATCTTTATGAATGGACCGTTTGTGTCTCTAAATTCTTTTTTTGCACCATAGTATAATGTTTTTAACCACTCTTGCATCAATCCTTTTTTGTCTATTAAAGCCCACGCATAAGCCCAACGCATACAAGTTAACTTGGATGAAAGCCTTCCACCAGCATATTTAGAACCTTCTTCTCTGATACAATAATCTAAAACTTCAGCAAAGGAACCAGTCGAAACTTGTTTACCTTTATACATCACCTTCATATCACCAAAATCTATACTCTTATCATTAACTTTCATTCTAGATAATTCTTTTTGAAAATCCACCCAATACTTTATGGTCTCTGGTGTCCATTTACCGACAGGTGGAATTTTTGGATCTTTACCAGCATTTACTGGTCTAATGATTCCTAATTTTGAATAATTTTTAGAAAAGAATTCATCAATCGCATCAGCAGAAGCTTTACCAATCTTAGCACCAGCATCTTTACCAGTTGGTGTCAAATCAGTTTGTACACCACCCCTAGGAGTTGACATATTAAAGTTTCTAGTTTGCCAATTGACTAAGCTCTCACCAGCTCTAAATTGTCCTGCAATCTCACCATTGTCTATTTCAGTTGGCGTTTTATTATTTGTTCCAAAATTTGCATAACATTTAAGTGGACCAATATTTTCAAAAATTAATTCTTTTGCTTTGCCTTTACCCATATTGGATAATTCCAAATCAGCTTTAGTTTTAGTTTTAGAAATAGCTTTGAGTGATACTGGAACCAAGTCTTTTGATTGTATCAACTCACGCATATAAGCATTCAGTGAATAAATGTTGGCCATCTTATCGGTGTTTTTGGTAATAGAATCTAATTTTTTTCTTATTACATTTTCTTTGGATTTTCTAATCATGTAAATATCAGCAGGATCCCAATTATCTTTGGTAGAAACACCACATCTACTTTTGGCAATGTCTTCAATGAAGAACATGAAACCATTTCTCTCATCACGTGAATAATCATATCCTTTGTTTGTACCCAAATACTTCTTTAGTGCTTCGGCTTGTTTTTGGAATGTACTCATCCAAGAAGTTCTTAAGGCAATATTTTTTGCAAGTTCAGGATAAACTTTCACTACTTCTGAAAATAATTCCGATTCTGAAGGCACCTTTGTACCCTCAATGTAATTTCTGAAATAGACTTTTGAAGCGTTTTCTTGCTTTGCTGTCTCTATCGCATTACCGGCCATCTAATACTCCATTGGTTATTGGAGTATTTATCCTACCTGGTTACCGGATAATGTCAAGCACTTTATCACCGGTCCAAACTTCTTGTTCGGTCCTGATACGATTATCAGCCTTAATCGTATCATATCGGTTGATGGCTTTCTTACGCCACCATTCGATGATGTTGTTTAAATGAAACTTCTCATAGTTTTCACCTGGTAACAACTTGTCAGCCTTGCCATTTACAAAATCAACCATGTTCTTGTAACCATAATCAGATATGAAGTATCGTTTCTGTTCATTCAGATTCTTGGCATTCTCAATCGTCTGTGCAAACTTGGCAGCTTCTGGTGTACCTTTTAGTGCAACTTTGGTTAACGAAACGATGTGATTGGATATTTTCAGCTTGCGTGATGAAGCATCTTCTGGTGCAAGTGGTTCACCGATGATTGCTTCAACATAGTTTTTCAAATCGGCGTAAGCTTGGCCATGTAACATCGGTAAGAAATCTGAATCAGTTAGACCTTTGAAGCGAATCAATGGTTTCATGCCGTCATACTGTGATACTGCCTTAGAAGAACCATACAAACTGGTAGTCTCAAACAAACACATTGACATTTTATATTTCTGATTCATCATCTCACGCACTTCATGTGAGGTACAGATCGCAGCCAACAGTTTGCCACCAAGGTAATTATACCCGAATGGTTGTGCCGGTACAATAACGAAACCCATCGCTGCACATTGATTGAACCTTTGAGCACCGCCTTGGACTTGCGTAAACACTTGTCCAAGCATTTGATTTCGTGGCTTACAGTTGATGACTGGAGAACCAAGACGAATGAAACCACACCACTTTCCAGTCTTCTTCTCCAAGATTGCCAAGCGCAAACAACGACCAGGTATACTTGTCATGTTTGAATGTGACGATATCATATTAAGGTAAATATCCCATCGGTCTTGAGGCAAATCAACAATCTCAAACTCCATATCTGCCGGTGACATTGTGAAGTCGGAGAACAAGTCTTCTTCTGGTCCACATCCAGGTAACGTGAATGGTCTCTCTGACATTGATGCCAGTTTCTGTTCACGCATATACTCATCTATGCGGCCAAACTTATCGAAATATTCCGAGAACACATTGGCAACATAAGCACCTTGTTCTACTGTCAAGTTCATACTTTAATTCCATCAAATTTGTTTCTCCGTTCTCTGTTACCAAATGTACTTAGTGGTTTATCTGGTTGACCAGAATCGGAGATATCAGACTGTGAAGATTGTTCAGTATCATAAAGTCGCATCTTTGATCTGTCAATACCGACAATAAAACGTTTGAACACACTAGGGTCAGAGTAACGATTCTTCAATTGCTTCACCATAATCTGGTTCAACTGTTGAAGTTCTTCTGTACTAATCAAAGCAAACATAAAGTCAGCAGTCGCAGGTAAACCAAACGATTCACTTGTGTCTGTCAAGTCAACATCGGTGTTGGTGAAACCAGACCGAGTTGTTTGTGTAGCAGTTACAATTGGCAGGCCTGCTTCAACGGCAAGACCACGCAATTCTTCTGCAATCGATTTGATATATGTGTATGAGTTAACAGAGCCACCAGGTTTGATACGTGATGACGAACAAATATTCAGGTAATCAATGAAGATAATATCTGGTTTAAAACTCTTCTTCAACAGCAACTCTTGAAGCAAAGCACGGAAGTGGAGTGCATTGGCTGCGGCAGTTGGATACTCTTTGATGATTAACTTGCCTTGTGTCTTGTTCTTCAGTACACCAAATTTACGGACATAATCATCTTTAGACATTACGTGTAGTTCATCCATTGTCACATTCATCAAGTTTGCATCAATGCGTTCAGCAATCTTTTCTTCGGACATTTCCATCGTGATGTACAAAACATTCTGTGCATTCGATAAACAACTTGCTGCAACGTGACACATGAACAAAGACTTACCAACACCAGTGCCTGCAAGTGCAACATTCAATGTCTTAATTGGCAGGCCGCCTTTAGTAATTTTATTGAAGATATCAAGGTCAAACTTAATACGAGATTCAACTTTGTGATACAGGTCATAACGATTTGAGAAGTCATCAATGTAATCGTGACCAACATTCGGGTCAAACGAAACACCCAAGGCATCACTGAGAATCTTTGGAATCTCACCTTTGGCCTTCTTATCACCTTTGTCATCCAGAATCGAAACAGATTCCATAATGGCATTGTAGATTGCTTTGTCTTGGCAAAACTTCTCAGTCTGTTCGACCAACCACTTCATCTCGGTTGGTTCGTCTTTGTGTTGGTTGATATTGTGTAACAACTCAATAGAATTACGAACCTCTTGTTCAGTTAACCTCTTACTCTCGGTGAGATTAATGATGAGGGCCTCATGTGTAGGCAGACTGTTGTACTTGTTGATAAATTCATCAACTTCTTTGTAGACTACTTTCTCGGTGTTATCGGAGAAATAATCGTTACGGAGAAACGGCAAGACTTTACGAGCAAACGTTTCATTGTAAATCAGATTTTTCAGAATCGAGTGTTCTAGTCTGTTCATTATGGCTTTCTTGATTAATAATAATGTCTGTGAGAATGTCTCCCATCATTGTATGATATTCACGATCAGTTAGCAAGCTCGCATGGCCATGTTGACCTGGACTTTGGATTTTATAGGTAAACTGTAGTTGACCCATAGCACCTTCCTCAAATCTAACATGACCATACGAGAATACTACACCTGAATACTTACCACCGGTAATCTCTACCATTGTGGTTTCTTCTTCAGGTAAGTTTAGAAACTTGTACTCAAGCTTCTGTGGCTTCTGCCGTATTGAAATCTTCTCCCATAATGTTGCCAAAAGCGATTTCATATTTCTTCCTTACAGATTCTTTAAACGATTCATTGACGAGCATACTAGACCAAAATTCTTCAGTGTTAGTATCCTTCTCACGGAACTTCTTGTCTTCTATTTCACCGGTTTCTGTGTTGACACGTGAGTACCAACCATTTGATGGTTTGATTACATGACCAGATTCAATGGCAACGTCAAGCAAGCCAGACCACTTACTAATGCCACCATCAAAAGATACAGAAACAGGAATTTTAGATTTTTCCCTAACATATCGTGATTTCTCCACATTGATAATAAAATTGTAACCAGTTAATTCAGTTCCATCTTTCTCTTGCTGGCGACCAAGAATGAAGATGTTGTCGGCAGAGTAGTAACTGCCTGTGCCACCACCAACAATGTCTTTAGGGAACATTCCGATTTCTTTGTATGTGTGATTAACAACAACCATTGGGATATCTTTGAGTGATAGGTGTGGTGTGACCATACGGAACAAACTCTTGACCTGTTTAGCGCGTGACATATCAGCAACTGATTTGCCATCTAATGCATCATCTACTTCCTTCTTAGACGCAAGATTACCAATAGAATCAATAACAATAATAATATGTTCGCCACGTTCAAAGCCCTCAAGTTGTTTCATAATATCAAACTTCAATTGTTCGATATCAGTCAGTGGTGTGTGTAAGACACGTTCAGTATCAATACCAAATGTATCAAAGTAGGACTGTGGAGTACCAAACTCAGAATCATAAAACAACATTACTGAATCTTCATACTTGTCCATGTAAGACTTGGCCATCAGCAAACTGAAAGCAGTCTTAAAGTGTTTAGAAGGTCCTGCCCACATTGTAAGACCTGGTGTTAGACCACCATCTAAACGACCCGACAACGCCACGTTTACCATTGGGATCGATGTTGAAATCATATCCTTTTTGGTAAAAAACTTTGATGTTGCAAGCACAGCACTGTCTTTAATCGTACTGTTCTTTTTAATTTTATCTAATAAACTCATAATATTCCTTTAGTTAAAAAAACTATCCAATGAATTAGTCTTCTCTGTTTTCCAATCAATACAATCTAAAATCACTTTGATTGGTTCGAGGAAAGACTTATCAAACTGTGTGTCATAATCAATATACTCTTGTAGATTGAATTCTTTTGGCAATCGACCTGGAAAAGATACGACTGACTCTTTGAAATGGTTTGGAACTTTCAAGTATGTGAACTTGAGTTTCTCACCTTCTTGAATCAATGGATACTTCTTATCCAATTTATACTGCTTCAGGAAATGATTGTACACGATGGCACCACGAACATGAATCGGAGTACCCTTCTTGTACATTGTAACAGAAT